GATCCCTCTTACCAGATTGCCACCCTTGACCTTCGGTTTGCCGTCACCTACAGGTACTTCTACATAATTGTTCACATCTCTCTGAACGATTTTCTGAATGAAATCCTCTTCCAGTTCAAAACCTGTTCTGTCCTGCCACTCCTGCGTAATCTCCTGCCATTTTGCTTCGTCAGACTTATCAAAACTTACCATGATACCATCCGTGTTAAGCTGAATGATCTTCAAGGTAGGACACTCTGCTACAAGGTGCATTGACAGTTCCAGAAGAAGTAGCTGCCCGGTGATACACACTGAACGTCCCATGAGTGGATCATAGAGATCGTTATAGGAAATTCCGTTTTTACCATTGAGCATTGCACCATAAGAGGTGTTCGCTACCAGTTTCAGGGCATTTGCAGTTTTCTTGTCCCCGGCTTTCTTTGCTTTCATTCTCTCTTCCAACATATCCACAAAAATCTGAGGTGACGGTATGTTCCTACTACAGAATCCATATTGCTGTCCTGCCGAAAGAGGTATAGTCATAAGATGTGGATAGTAACTACCTACGTCCTTGTTTCTGATCGAACGATTTTCCGTTGCCACTTCTACATAGTTCGGGATTGCTCCATGAATCCCTCCGTAGGCTATAGTGCAAACACAATCACCTATTCTAAATTCAATGCTTGCACCCTTAATCTTCCTGCCGTATTGATCGTAACCACCAAACAGATCAATGTCCGGTACGTTCGGATCATGCAGCCGATCAAAGAAATCAAATATTTCCTGCGGAATATACTGCCGAAGCAGCTTATCCGGGTATCGGTAATTCCTTTCATCCGTCCAAGGTTTCTCCGGTTTCTCAGCTTGTAGGTACACGCTTGTCAGTTTGGCATTTGTCATATACATTGCCTTACGGTCTGTCAGACCTCTCTTCGCTCCTACAGCAACTTTGTTATCCAGATATCCTTGTCTCAGTTTCCAGAGAATTTCCGTAGCATCTACGTCATATCGGCAGTAGTATTCAGTCCTTCTTCTCTCACTCTCCGTCAACGGACGGTCAATGTTGAAGTCAACCCCTGTTTCCTCAATCGGTATTCCAAGGTGTGCTTCAATAGCTTTCAGTGAGATTCCGTCCTGACAATCATCTCTCAGGTCAAAGCTGTCAAAGAATACTCTGTACTCTTTCAGTGAGGGGATATCCCATCCACTTAACTCTTCCTGAATGATAAGATCATTGACTTTCTTCACCTCTTCTGGTGTAAAGCCACACATGACTGCCTTTAGTATGAAATTATCGTAGTGCTTATTGTTGAACCCGCCTAAGAACGGGTCACGTTCCATAAATGCTATTACAGCATCGTTGTCGTTCCAGATGGAGATGTGTTCGCCTGTGACAACATCTTTGAAATCAAAGAGCCAGTCATAAGCGAATACCTCACAGTCGAATATGTATGTCCCCTCAACCATGAGATCACCTACCTTAGAGCCTTTTGCACTTGCAGGAGTTCTTGTCGTGCCTGCACACATCTACGATGGATAGACTCTCTTGAATGTTCTGGTGGAATACATCCCCATTCATCCGGTTCGGCACTCAGACTTTCCTTGACTCCTTCCATCAGAAGAATGGCTGTATCAAGGTGTCTTGCACTTTCTTCACTAATCTTCATAAGGGTAATCTCCAAACCAATCATTTGCGTAGGAGAATAACACCATATAGATTTCACAGATTACACACACGATGAAGGGAATCCATGAATCTGAATCAATAAGACAAGCTGACACAATCCATACAAGGCTAACCGCCCAAGCTATAGCTTTCAAAATTTTATTCTTCATGGTTATTCTCCTTCCAAAATTCTACAGTTACATTTTCGGTAACTGGTGCATCGTTTCTTGAACGACTTTTCCAGTGACCGGATGAAGTCTACATAATCATAAGCAATCGGTTGTTTCTTCCCCTCAAAGGTTCGTGCAATACGCCCAACACTCTGAACGATCACCGCATAGTCCTTCTGAGGGGTTGTCAGGTATAGCCTGTCCAACCGTGGGATATCAAGCCCCTCTTTTGCCAGTGAGTACGATGCAAACAAGTATCGTTTCTTGCCTGTCCTCATATCCTCAATAGCCTGCTCACGCTCTGCTTTCTTCTTCTTAGTTGTCATACTGCCATCAATTACAGCAGCCTGTGATTTCAAGTCCGGGGGTAGTCCTTCATACAGAAGTTTCAGATGATCCACCCTCTCAGAGAGGATCAGGTTGTAATGCTCCCGGTTGCCTACAAGATCATTCATGATAATCTGATTCCGGTCTGTATGAGTGGTAAGATAAGTAATCATCTTGCAATAGTTGATTGTTCCATCACTGTTCAAAAACGCTGAATCAAGTTTCACGCCTGTACCCTTCGGCTGTACGTCTACCATCATGACTCTGGACTTCACAGCTTCATCCGGGACTGTATAGATAACGTGTCCCAACATAGCGTATGTAGCCTTTATCAGTCCGTCTGCCCTATGGACGGTTGCTGACAATCCGTATTTATGTCTTGCCCTGAGTGTGTTCAGCACCTTACTAAACTGAGTTACTGCGGTAGGTGTCCCGGCTACCCGGTGACATTCATCTACGATGATGCAGTCCCATGTGTCACGGTACTGATTTAAGTCAACCTTGCACATCGTCTGAATAGTTGCAAAGGTCATTGTCTCTCCGATATTGACCTTTCCTTCTGTGATAGTCCCCAAAAGTGACTTGTCAATATACTGTGCTGCCCTATTCTTACTCTGGGTCAGCAGGTCTTTTGTATGGGTAAGCCAAAGTGTTTTAAGCCGCATGGAACACGCAAGGGCTATGCCTATCTGCGTCTTACCTGACCCGGCAGGTGACTGTAATATTCCGTAATGATTGATAATCATTGCTCCTACAGCTTCCTCCTGATAGTCGTACAGCGGTACTTTCGCACCCTTATAATCTACCTTTACCTGTTTGGTAAAGAGTTTCTTCACGTCCCCTTCCAGAAGCGGGAGGATTGATCGTAAGCACCCAAACGGGATGATTACTGAGTCACCGTCAACCTCATACATTACAAGGGTTCTGGGTGTATCTCCTAACCAGAGATTCATTCTGGCTTTCTTCTGATATTCCGGGTTCGGTATTTCTAAATGCTTTTTACACCAGTCAACCATGTCCGGTGAAGGGTTCGTGATTCGTAATCGTGATCCGATTTCCGTAATCATTCAAATTCCTCCACCCACTGTCGAAAGGTCTTGTACTGAGGAAATTCCTTTTCAGTGATCGTCCCCTCACCGTAAAGCTGTCTCAGCATGAGTTCATCGAAGGACACCATGTAAATGCGTCCGTCTTTCAGCTTCATAGCGAAGTAACAATGCTCATTCCCTGTCTGCTCCCACAGTGTCATTGCACCTTCCTGATTACCTTCAATTCGGGATAATGGGAAGCGGTTGGTTTCACATTCCTTGCAGTCAATCAAGACCGGGATGCCATTCTTAACCGCAATCACATCTGCGGGCTGTCCTACCTGATTCTGTGCCATGTTGTGTGCCCAGAAACCATGTAAGGCGAGCAGTTCACAAAACTCTTCTTCAAAGTGGTTTCCATTTTTCTTGTTATTGTTGGTGGACATTACGCTTCCACCATTTGCACCTGACGGTGCAATTTAAGATTCTTCGGATTGAATACACAAGCCGGGGCAACCCCAAAGCCGTAGCTCGCACCGCCGTGGTACAGACCACCCGCACCGTTCACACCGCGAACGCCGTAACTGCTCCCGGCGTCTGAGATATACCAAGGTGTGCAAGTCCACATCCATTCAGGGAGTAGCGGAACGTGCTTACGGTACTTTCTGTATTCATCACAACTCAGGATGAAAACTCTATCTGTGACTGTGCCGTAACGGTCATCTCCGTTATCAGCTACCATGTCAACCTCATGAGGAATAAGATTATCCTCACCCAACACAGGAAGCAGTTCATTGAGCAGCTTTCTACGCAGGCTTGACTTTGCGTAGTTGTTACAGCCGTCATCATCGAAGCTATACTCTTCGTTGTTCCAAGCAGATGCCATGATTGCCAGAACACCGCCATCCACGTTGTTGTCAAGGACGATCCATTCAAAACCCTTGAAGCCGAAACGCTCACCTGCACTTAATACACCAATGTTTTCTTCTTTCATGGTTAATTCCTCCATTCATAATCCTTGTGGTACTTTGTCTTGTACCATTCTTCAAACTCTTTCTTGTGTTCCGCTGACTGGAAGTAGTCTTTGACTCTCTCAATCAACTGGGAACACAAAGCACTTTCTTCCATCGTAGGAACTGCCATCATCACTCCTTAACAAGAACAGAACCTTCTTCGTACTTATCAAGAATGTCGTGAGACAATTCGATGATTGCATCTGCCTTACTGCCGCTTCGTGTCCCGGCAAGTACGGAACTCATTTCCGTCTTATCAGTAACGATCCCTCTAAGACCTAACTGATTGATAAGCCACACCTGAGTCAACTGGTGCTTTTTAAGTCGGCTACGAATGTTCTCACGTTCTGCCATGTCGTGTACCTCCTTTCGTTGATTTTGCTTATCAACTAAAGTTGACAAAATACTCTTCAAAGGTTATAATATGGGTGTCGAACCAATATAACCATTGAAAACCGTCAGGGGCAAAATTAAAACTCCGGAGGGCTTGTTTTCTTTACCCTATTTTGTAAACAACTCTTGTTGACAAGACCTATAATAATCCCTATTTAGGAATTTGTCAAGCGGTTTTAGGAAGAATTTTTAAATTTTATTCCCTAGTTAGGAGGATTTAGGAATGAATAATGATTTATTACTAAAACGCATTGATGAATTATGCACCGAAAAAGGAGTAAAGAAAACGACTGCTTTCACTGAAAGTCACGTTGGTAAGAACTTCGCCAGTAACCTGAAAACCTCTAATCCTAGCCAGAAGAACCTTGCTTTATTGGCTCAGTATTTTGATTGTACCGTGGATTACCTCTTAGGTAATTCCGATGACCGGGAAACTGTAACAATCCCTATTCAGGAATCTATTCAGCTTTCTGAGGAAGAACGTATTTTGATTTCCGCATTTAGGAGTGCTTCTATAGAAGGACGCATGAGAATTATCCAAGTCTGTATGAACGAAAAGGATTCAAAAGGGGAAACTATCATTGCAGGATAATAAGCATTGAGGAATGGAGGAAGAACCATGTACGAAGAGATTAAGACTGCTTGTCTATATCTACGATATTCAAGTAGCAACCAAACTGAACAATCCATAGAAGGTCAGATGCACGTCTGCCAAGACTTCTGCAAGAGACACAATATCAGAATCGTAGAGATGTATATTGACCGTGCTACATCTGCCAGTAAGGACATAGAGAAACGAGTAGAGTTCTTGAAAATGATTAAGGATTCAGAGAAGGGAAACTTCAATGCAGTCATCGTTTACAAACTTGACCGCTTTGCCCGATCCCGTTATGACTCAGCCACCTACAAATACCGCTTGAAACGAAACGGTGTACAACTTATTTCTGCCACTGAGAACATCACCCAAGACCCGGAAGGAATCATCCTTGAATCTGTCCTTGAAGGTATGGCTGAGTTCTACAGTGCGGAACTCTCACAGAAGATCAACCGGGGCATGAGGGAGTCTGCCATGAAACACAACTCCATCGGTGGGGCTATTCCTCTGGGGTACAAGACTGTAGATAAGAAACTGGTAATTGATGAAACCACTGCTCCTATCGTCCGGGAAGCATTTCAGATGTATGCAGACGGTGAGTCTGTAGCCGAGATATGTAGAACGTTCAACAACCGTGGCTACAAGACTTCCAAGGGAACACGTTTCGGCAAGAGCAGCTTCACTAAGATTTTCCGTAATGAGAAATACATCGGAGTCTATAAGTACCATGACTACCGGGCAGAAGATGTTATCCCACCAATCATTGATAAAGACCTGTGGGACAGAGTGCAGGTGAGAGTCGGTAAGATAAAGAAAGCCCCCGCCAGAAACAAGGCAAGGCATACTTACCTTCTGACAGGAAAACTGTTCTGCGGACACTGTGGCAGTGCCATGAACGCTGACGGCAACTCACAGGGCTATTTGTATTATCGGTGTTACGGCAAAAAGAATCTGGATAAACAATGTAATAAGCGGAACATGGAAAAGAACCTGATTGAAAGACTGGTGGCACAGGACGCAATGTCATTCCTAACCGATGAATATATTGAGAAAATTGCTACTATTGCCTGTGATCGAAACAAGCAGGAAATTGAGAGTGATTCACCCATCCCTGTGATCCGTGACAGAATCAGGCAGGTTGACGTGTCTCTGAACAATCTGCTGAAAGCTATTGAAACCGGGTCTGCCCCGGATATGCTTGTAAAACGTATGGGAGAACTTGAAACTGAGAAGAAGGACATGGAAGTGCAGCTTAAAAAGGAAATGGCACACCAAGTCTATATTGATAAAGAGCAGGTAATCTTCTGGTTAGAGAAGTTCCGTGAAGGGGATATCAATGACGAAGAGTTCTGCCAGACCGTAATTGATCTGTTCGTAAATTCTGTGACAGTATGGGATGAACCGGACGATAAATTCAAGATCACCATTGCTTATAATCTCACCTCTATACCGCAAAAAACCTACCGCCTGTCGAAAGACGGTAGGTTATCGGATTACGCTTCCAATACTCCTGCTTTGCAAGCCCACTCGCATGGATTCTCGCAGATGCCTTCCTGGTGCCTGCATTCATCCACTGCCTGCATAAATTGCAGAAAGCAAAATCTAGTCAAGTTACAAGTCTTTAGTAAAAAAGTCATTACCAATGATGTATTTAATAGTGTATTTAAAAATTAA